GATCCCCGACCTCGTCCCGGCGCTGCCGCTCTTCGCGCAGCTGAGGCGCTACACGATCGCCGTGCTCTCGGCCGCGGAGACCGCGGCGAACTTCGCGGGCACCGTCGAGACCGACGCACCGGCCAACGGCGAGGCCGACCCGGTGGAGCCCATGGACACGATCGAGCTCGAGGCGAACTCGCTGCTGACGCTTCCGGCCGGGTGGAAGATGTCGCAGGTCAAGCCCGAGCAGCCCGCGACGACCTACGGCGAGTTCAAGCGCGAGATCCTGAACGAGATCGCCCGCTGCCTGAACATGCCCTTCAACGTCGCCGCCGGGAACAGCTCTGGCTACAACTACGCCAGCGGGCGGCTCGACCACCAGACCTACTACCGGGCGATCCGGATCGACCAGGCCCACATGGCCCGGACGGTGCTCGACCGCGTGCTCGCGGAGTGGTTCGACGAGGCGAAGCTCATCGAGTCGCTCGTCCCCCCGCGCGTGCGCGTGCTCGAGTCGCTGCCGCACCAGTGGTTCTGGGATGGCACGGAGCACGTCGACCCGGCGAAGGAGGCCACGGCGCAGGCGACGCGGCTCTCCAACAACACCACGACGCTCGCGTGCGAGTTCGCCAAGCAGGGCAAGGACTGGGAGGCGGAGCTGAGGCAGCGCGCCCGGGAGCTCGAGCTGATGCGCGAGCTCGGCATCGCGGCGGCCCCGTCGGCACCGGGTGCGGGACCCGCGTCCAACGACATGGCCGACCAGCCCGCGGAGGAGAACGATGACGAAGCCGATGCATGAGACGGCCGCCGAGCTTGCGCTGTGCGCGCCGGTGGAGATGCTGCAGGCGGAGGCCGTGCCCGAGGGCGGCGCGCCCGCGCTGCGGCGGTTCGCGATGAACGCCTACACGGGCGGCGCGATGACGCTGCGCGGCTGGCGGCACCCGACGGTGATCGACCTGGCCGGGATCTCCTGGAGCGCGAAGGCGCGCCCGATCCTGAAGGACCACAACCCGTCGCTGATCGTGGGCCACACCGAGGGCGTGTCGGTCGTCGACGGGGTGCTGCGCGTGTCCGGCGTCGTGAGCGGCGCGGGTCCCGTGGCGCGCGAGATCGTGGAGGCGGGCATGAACGGCTTCCCGTGGCAGGCGTCCGTGGGCGCCTACGCGTCGGAGACCGAGCAGGTCCCCAAGGGAAGGCAGGCGATCGCCAACGGCCGGACGTTCGACGGCCCGGTGTCGATCGTGCGCCGGTCGGTACTGGGTGAGGTGAGCTTCGTCGCGCTCGGCGCCGACGACGGCACGGAAGCACGCATCGCGGCCGAGGCCGCAGGAAACGAAGAGGAACACACGATGTCCGAAGCAGAGAACGTCGCACAGGCCGCGGCCCCCGCCGCCGAGATCCCCTCGATCGCCGCGCAGATGCGCGCCGAGGCCGCAGCCGAGAGCGCCCGCATCGGCTCCATCCGCAAGGCATGCGCCGGGCAGCACGCCGAGATCGAGTCGCAGGCGATCGCCGAGGGCTGGGACGCCACGCGCGCCGAGCTCGAGGTGCTGCGCGCCTCGCGCCCGGCGGTCGGCGCTCCCGCCGCGCACGTGCGCACGGCCGACGCGACGCCCGAGGTGGTCGAGGCCGCCCTCTGCAAGGCGGGCGGGCTTCCCGGGCTCGAGCGCCACTACGACGCGCGCACGCTCGAGGCGGCCGACCGCCGCTGGAAGCACGGGCTCGGCCTCCAGGAGGCGCTCCTCGAGGCGGCGTGGGCCGGTGGCCACGTGGGCCGCTCGGTGAAGGGCGACACGCGTGGCGTGCTGCAGGCGGCGTTCTCGAACTTCAGCCTGCCGGGCATCTTCTCGAGCGTGGCGAACAAGTTCCTCCTCTCGGGCTTCACCGCCGTCGAGGGGGCATGGCGCTCGATCGCCGCGACGCGCTCGGTGAGCGACTTCCGGCAGGTGACGAGCTACCGCATGAACGGCGCCTTCGTCTACGACGAGGTCGGCCCGGCGGGCGAGCTCAAGCACGGCGACACGGGCGAGGAGAGCTTCACCAACCAGGTGAAGACCTACGGCAAGATGTTCAGCCTCACCCGGCAGGACATCATCAACGACGACCTCGGCGCGCTCTCGGCGGTGCCCTCGCGCATCGGCCGCGGCGCGGCGCTGAAGCTCAACCAGGTCTTCTGGGCCGCCTTCCTCGCCAACGGCTCCTTCTTCACCACGGCGCGGAAGAACTACGCCTCGGGCGCGTCGACTGCCTTCGGCATCGACTCGCTCACCGCGGCCGAGCAGCTCTTCCTCGACCAGGTCGACACCGACGGGCAGCCGATGGCGCTCTCGCCGCAGGTGCTCCTGGTGCCCACGGCGCTCAACGCGAAGGCGGCGCTCCTGATGGCGTCGACGGAGCTGCGCGACACGGCCGCGAGCACGAAGTACCCCACGCTCAACCCGCACGCCGGGAAGTTCCGCGTCGTCTACTCGGCGTACCTGTCGAGCGCGGCGCTCGCGGGCAACAGCTCGGCGGCGTGGTACCTGCTCGCCAACCCCTCGGACATGCCGGTGATCGAGGTCGCGTTCCTCAACGGGCGCGAGCAGCCGACGGTGGAGAGCGCGGAGGCGGACTTCAACGTCCTCGGCGTCCAGATGCGCGGCTACTTCGACTTCGGCGTGGCGCTCCAGGACTGGCGCGGCGGCGTGAAGATGGCCGGGGCGTGATCCATGGCCTCTGGCCAGCCGGTCGTCGGCGATGAGTGGAACCAGTCAACCCTGAAGGAGACCAGACAGATGGCAACTTTCGTGCATGACGGCAAGTACGTGGACCACACGCCCGCATCGGCCGTCAGCGCCGGGCAGGTGGTGGTCCAGGCGGACCTCGTGGGCGTGGCGGTGCGGGACATCCCGGCCAACACGCTCGGCGCGCTCGCGACCGAGGGCGTGTTCAGCTTCCCCAAGGCGACGGGCGCCAGCACCGCGATCGCGGTCGGCGCCACCGTCTACTGGGCGAGCGGCACGTCGACGGCGACCGCGACGGCCACGGGCAACAAGCTCATCGGCAAGGTCGTGAAGGCCGCCGCCGACGGCGACGCGACGGTGCTCGTGAAGCTCCTCCAGTGAGGCGCGCATGCCCGACCTCATGGCGAGGGCCGCCGCCTTCGTGGCCGACAAGCTCGGGGCGCATGCCTCGCGGCGCGTGACGTACGTGCGCGGCCAGGAGGCCGCCGAGCTCGACGCCACGGTCGGGCGGTCGTCCTTCGACCTCGACGACGGGCACGGCATCGTCCGCTTCCACGTGCGCGACTACGTCGTGCGCCGGGCGGACCTCGTGCTGTCGGGGATCCCCGCCGTCCCGCGGCGCGGCGACGTGGTCGAGGAGCGCATGCCCGACGGCACCTGCGAGCGGCACGAGGTGGTCAACCTCGCGGGCGCGCCCGAATGGCGGCCGTGCGACTCCTCGGGAGTCCTGATCCGCATCCACACCAAGAGGATCGAGGCGACGTGACGAGCGACGGGAGCAACCCACGCACCTTCGGGAACGTGCTCGGCATGCTGCAGCTGGCGGCGATCCTGCTGCAGTTCGCGGGGCTCATCTGGCTCGGCGGGCGCTGGTCCGCGGAGATGAACGCCACGGCCGAGCGCGTGCGCGAGCTGCAGGGCATCGTCGGCGACCTCGCCAAGAGCCAGGCGCAGGGCGCGATCATCGACGCCACGCAGGGCGCACGCCTGGAGACGCTCGCCAAGCGCCTGGACGAGGTGGTCGCCCGGCTCGACCGGCCCGAGCCGCGGAGGGTGCAGTGAACGAGGGGATCGCCGCCGTCGCCGACGCCATCGCCGCCGACCTCGCGGCGCTCGACCTCGGGCAGCCAGCGACGGTGTCGAGGGCGTTCTTCCCCTACCGCGACCGCGAGGACCTCGGCGCGCTCGTGGTCACGGTGATGCCGCGCGGGCAGGAGCGGACGGTGGCGGCCCGGGGCGGGCTGTCGCAGGTGGACCACCTCATCGACGTCGGCATCCAGCGCCGGATCGACGGCCCGGACGAGGCATCGCTTGCGGCCACGGTGGGCGTGGTCGAGCAGGTCGCGCACTGGCTCGCCGGGAGGCGCCCGGCGGCGACGCCGGACTGGACGTGCGTGGAGGCGCGGGCGGACCCGCTCGTCGCCGAGGACCACGCGCTCAACCTGAGGATCTTCACGGGCGTCGTGCAGGCGCGGCTCCGTAGCCACGCCTGACGGGCGCTCCCTGTCGGTACTGGAGAAGGGACACCAACCATGGCCTACAAGCTCGGAATGGACGCGGTCATCAAGTACGGGGTGGCCGGGAGCACCGCCTCGACGGCGCTCACGAACGTGCGCAACGTCACGCTCAACCTCGAGAAGGGCGAGGCGGACGTCACCACGCGCGCCAACAACGGCTGGAAGGCCACGGTGGGCACGCTGAAGGACGCCTCGATCGAGTTCGAGATGGTCTGGGACACCGCCGACGCGGGGTTCACGGCGCTGAAGAACTCCTTCTTCGGCAACACGGCGATCGCGCTGCTGGTCCTCGACGCCGCCACGGGCGGCCAGGGCCTCGACGCGGACTTCATGGTCACCAACTTCAGCCGCGAGGAGCCCCTCGACTCGGCGATCACCGTGAAGGTGACGGCCAAGCCGACGCTCTCGACGCGCGCGCCGAGCTGGCA